GACTGGGGTCAATACTCAGGTCAATACTCAGGTCTAACACCAGTGTGACTATAGGTCCCGATTTGTACTTAAAAGAAACAAGGGTCATCCAGACAAGGATCGCCTAATGTCTGACATTTGAGCCACAGACTACGATAGGCTCACCTCAGGCCCGAAACCAGAGCAGACTAAATATCCTCTCTGGTAAATAATCCAATGTAATCAATGGATCACTATTGATTGACCTAAGATCCACCAGGATTTCTGGTACCATAGTCAGACTTTGGACCCCCCAGTGCCTCAGTCAATCAATCGATTTCAAAAGACAGTTAAAGGTTGTGCTTGTTGTTGTTGTTGTCAGACCCTTCGAAAGAGAGACCCAAGTTCTCCACCAAGGTCCGACCCAAGTCCAACATAAGCTCCCCCACCCACCGCCCCACAACAGTCCGACCTAAGTCAGACCCTAGTCCCCCAAAGAGGAACACAAGATGGCCCTAGAGTCAGGAACCTATATCAACAGTTTGAACGCAAGTAACCCTGCGTCTACCGATGGCCTAGGTCAGGCTGATGACCACCTACGTCTAATCAAGAGTACTCTACTTGCGACCCTACCCAACGTAACTGGTGCGGTGACTGCCGACCAGTCAGAGCTTAATGCCCTAGACGGCTACACAGGCAACACTGCGGATCTAAACATCTTGTCAGGAGCCGCAGCGGCTGGTGTCACAGCTACAGAGTTCCAGTACCTCAATGGTGTCACCAGTGGCATTCAGGCGCAGATAAATGCCATCACCAGTTCTGGATCCACAGTCAACGATGGTACCGTGACGATCCAAGCTGGGACCCTGTTGTCAACTGGTGGCAGCTTCACGACCAACCAGGCATCCGCAAGCACCATCACCATAGATCACGCCACGGTATCCCGTAGTAACACCACGACCTCTGTGGCCCCCGCAGCTGGCACTACGTTCACTGCTATCGACCAGGTCACCTCAGACAGCTATGGTCACATCACGGGTGTCCGTACCAAGACTGTCACTATGCCATCCTCGGCATCTGGTGGTATCGCGTTGACGGATCTGTCAGTAGGCGCAGAGGGTACCGCCAGTGGCAATGGATCCCTCAGCTACAACAGTGCCAATGGTGTCTTCACCTATAGTCCCCCCACGGCGGCTGGCTTAGGTGCCCTGACGGCTCACCCGAACATCAGTGCGGCCTCTAGTAGTAACAACAGTGGTAGTACGTTCATCCAGGACATCACCCTAGACAGCAATGGTCACGTCACAGGTATAGCCACTGCTACTGCAACCGCGTCTGTTACGACATCACAAGTCGCCACTGCGACTGCTGGTCTACAAGCGGATGACGTTGGTAGTTATGCCTTCTTGAAGGGGTCAATTGGTAGTGAAAACTCAACAGTCAGTGGGTCTGTCATGCGTTTCTCAAACTATACAGCGGTTGCTGGGAACTTTACTTCTTCGTCTGGCACATGGCGGCGTATGGGGTCTACTCTTGATAGTGGACCGACAGTCTATCTAAGGATTTCATAAGATGACAACTATAGAGATCACCGAAGTACGAAACGCTCAGTCAATGAACCCTGAGAACACCCAGTTTGACGTAGAGATTAACCACCCAGACTACGGGTGGATCCCCTACGCACTAACACCTTGGGACACCGATATGACCATAGACAACACAGCCCTGTTGTCTCTCATCGGTACAGACTTTGCGCCATTCTCTCAGGCAGACCATGATGTACGAGTTGCCGCTTTTGTCAGAGACCAGCGTGACTCAAAATTAACCAACGAGGTAGACCCAGTCGTCAGTAACCCCCTGCGCTGGGCCGACCTAAGCGAACAAGAGCAAGCTGACGTCTCAGCCTACCGACTAGCGTTACTCGATGTACCTCAGCAACAAGGGTTCCCGCACACAGTCTCCTGGCCTACACCACCAGCTTGTCTCTAACACGAAGGACACCAGTCCATGCCAAACCTACCGATCCGCGACCTAGGTTCCGTAGGCGTAATCACTGATGTCGACCCCTTCAACCTACCGATCAATGCGTTCACCCGCGCTAAGAACGTCAGGTTTGACCAAGGCAACATCCGTAGATCCCCAGGGTTCCGTGATGTCTCCACAGTCACGGGCTTCACCCCAGTGTTCATCCACGGTGTCTATAACGCCACTGGATATGACACAGTGACCGTGGTTTCCGATGACTTTGATGTCTACAACTTCAGTAACGGTACCATTGCCCTAGATTACAACTCCAGTGCATCTGCCAGTCCCGCCCAAGTCACAGCGACGTCCCTAGCGAACGTCCAGTACTTGAACCGAGAGGACATCGCGCCCCTCTACAAGACCCCAGCGATGAACAACTATGCCCCCCTAGTCAACTGGCCCTCAGGCTACACCTGTGAATCATTAAGATCCTATGGTGACTTCCTGATTGCTATGAACATGGACGAGGGTGGTCAGAGCTTTCCAACCCGCGTTAGGTTCTCAGATATTGCTCTAGCTAACCAGGCTCCCACTAGTTGGGACGAGACAGACACCACCAAGAGTGCTGGGTTTAACGACCTAGCTCAGATGAACACCCCGATCATCGATGGTCAGACCCTGGGCTCTAACTTCCTGATCTACTCTAGTGACCAGGTTTGGCTCATGGAGTTCGTCGGTGGCACCTTCATATTCAACTTCCGTAAGCTCTTCAGTGACGTTGGTGTCATCAACCAGAACTGCATAGTGGAAGTCCAAGGGCGACACTACGTCTTCGACCAAGACGACATCTACATGACAGATGGTGTCAGTACCCAAAGTATCTGTGATGGTCGCGTGAAAGACTACATCTTCTCAGGTATCGACACGAGTTCCCTAGATCGCTGTTTCGTTCAGTATGACCCAGCGCGTGAAGAGATATACTTCTGCTACAAGAGCAGCGACGACATGGCTGAGTTCACCAATGGTGACGGGTGTAATCGTGCAGCTGTCTTTAACTATGCAAGCAACACCTGGTCCTTCCTAGATCTACCTAATGTCTACGCAGGGGCCAGTGCCAACGTCGACACAGTAGAGACCTACGACACAGCCAGCGTTACTTACAACCAAGCTGGTTCTACATACGCATCTCAGGACGCTGGTTTCACCCGTAACATCCTTATGCTCTCCCAGGCATCCTCAAGCGATGGTTTGTCTGGTAGCAACATCCTGGGTCTAGATGGTATTGACGAGGGGTCAACCCTAGCTGGCGCATTGAACACCAGTGCAACCAAACCCATGAGACTAGAGCGAACAGGGATTGACCTTGACACGGAAGCACAGCTACCCCTGACTGGCTACAAGAACATCCGTAAGATGGTCCCCCAGTTCAACACTGTGGCAACCAACAAAGTCTTCAATGTGTCTATGGGTGCATCAGACCTAGCAACCTCGGCCCCCACCTACGAGACCTCTGTGTCTCTAGATACGTCATCGGCCTACAAGGTCGACTCTAGATCATCAGGTCGCTACCTGAGTTACAAGATTGAGACCCCAGACACCAAAGACTTCACGATCTCTGGATTTGACTTTGACATCGTAGCAACTGGGAGACGTTAGACATGGCGACGAACTCAGTAACTGACGTCACCATCACGACATATGTCAGACGTCCGACCCCCAACCTAGATGAGAGCTTTCGTCTCTACATAGGACAAGAGTTCCAAGCTATCGAGAACGCAATCAATAGTATCATCCAAGGTACCATCCAGGTGACCGACAATCCCCCAGAGAAACCAAAGAAGGGCATGGTTCGCTATGCCTTGTCACCTTGGGATCCACTGGGGTCTGGCTACACTGGCCTGGTTGTCTATGACGGGACATCTTGGTCATCCTTTAGTCCATCAACTTATGACGACTTCCCCAACTAAAGATCATGAAACAGGATTTACAGATACGCACGTCTATCATGACGCTACAGGCGTTATTGATGCACGGTGCAGAACACGGTGAAATTGAAGACAACACTGATGACACTGAGCTTCAACATTTCTTTACACCACTTGATGATGACTATGGGTGCTCAACCTATGCACGTCAGTTGTTTATGCCTAAGGGTATGGTCGTCGTCGGTAAGCTACACAAGAAGCCCCACCTAACATTCTTGATGAAAGGTACCATCCTTGTTGTCTCAGAGAATGGCGGCAAACAGCGTCTCAAAGGTCCCCTAACGTTTGTGTCACCAGCTGGGGTAAAGCGCGTGTTTTACATTGAGGAAGACACAATACTGACAACAGTCCACCTGACTAAAGAGACTGAAGAAGAATACTTAGACAAGGTAGAAGAAGAGGTCATTAGCCCAACATACGAGGCTATGGGTCTAGAAGAGCCTGACTTAACCAAGCTCAATCATTTCTTAGAGAACCTTGATCAGGATACCAAAAAGGAAAACTAATATGGCATGGGTCGTAATAGGATCAGCGGTTGTCGGCGGTATAGCCGCGAACTCGGCTGCTAAAAAGAACGCAGCTGCAATGGATCGCGCAAACGAGCAGAACAACCAGTATCTGAACGCAGCGATGCCTTACATCAACACAAACCTAGGCAACGTCTCTGGTTACTACGACGACATGATCGCCAAAGGTCCCTACCAAGGTGACTTCTACGCACAGCCAAACACCATGCAAACTGGTGCAAACACCCAGCTGTACAACCTAGGTAACAACCTGGTCGACCGTGGCAACTCTATGTATCAAGATGGTATCAACTACGCTGCCCCAGGTATGAACTTCGGTAATAACGCCAACAGCCTGTACAACAAGTTCACAGGTATGGCTGGCGACTTCACCAACCGTGTTGGTCAATTTGATGCCTTAGCTAACAACCAGATGAACCTGGCGAATGACTACAGCAACATCCGCGATGGCATTGGTAACTACCGCTCCAACTTTAATGACCTAGCAACCAACAGTCAGGGTGTCACTGATCGCTTCGGTAACCTAGCCGACAAGGCGTTAAACGATGATCGCATAGGAACTGCATCCCAGTATGCCTTAGATAACATGAACCCCATCGTCGACGCCATGATGCGTGACGACAGGCGCACACTGACTGAACAAACGCTCCCAGGTATCAACTTGGCAGCATCGGCCTCAGGTAATCCTAACTCCAGCCGCGCTGGTGTTGCTGATGCATTGGCTAACCGTGCATTTGATGACCGCCGCGCAGACGTCAGTTCTGATGTTTACAACAGTCTCAAAGACGCAAGCCTGGCCCAACAGAACACCCAGTTCAACCAAGGCATGACTGGCACAGTCAACATGGCGAACAACATGTCTAACACTGGTGGTTTCTATGGTGACGCCATGAACACCTACGTCAACCAGGGTAACATGACGGGTAACATGGGAACTGCCTACGGTAACGCTGGTAGTGCCCTGACAGCTGGTAACAACACCATGACGTCAGCTGGTAACATGTTGTCAAACGCTGGCACTGCGAACAACCAGCTAAACACAGCGACAACCACTGGTATGAACATGGCTAACCAGGGTAACAACACAAGTGTGTCTGGCGCTAATACCGCATTGAGTGCAGGTAACAATCAGAACACATGGGACCAAGGCAAACTTGATGCAGACCGCTCACAGTTCGACTACCTGACTGGCTATAATTACAACCTAGGTAAAGACTACGGTGGCTTCTTAGCTAGCGGTTCTCCAGGATCGGGAAATTACCAAGCAAACATGGTTAATCCAGGGCAATCCTTCCTCGGCGGTGCTATGTCGGGAGCGGGTATGGCAAACCAACTTGGCTTTAGTATTAATGGCAACTCTTCGTTCTTTAATCCTTTGTTTGGCGGTGGCCCTGGCCTCGGCGGCTTTGTGTAGGAGAAACTGACAAATGGTTAACTTTTCGTATCCCCCAGGTGTTTTAAACCAAAACCCTAATGGTCAGCCCCCAATGAGTATGGGATCACCTTTACTGATGCAAAACCCAGCACCAGCGAAACCACCAGCACTCCAGGGTGCAACTGGTAACGCACGTGGGTCTTCCCGTATGCCTATGATCCCTGACAACCGCATTGGTTTAGGTGAAGGACTACTACGTGTTGGTGGTGCAATGATGCAAGGTGCTAACACTGGTCAAGGTTATTCATCGGCAATCGATGCCTATGGTAACATCATGGACTACAACCGCCAGGCTGACATGGAGCGTATGCAGATCGAGGAAGCGCGGATGCTGGAAGACCAGCGTCGTAAAGATCTGATGCGTAAGATGAACTCAGGCGGTGCTGGTGGTAATAACCCTGGTGATCCAGAGGCCATTGGTGAGGTCCGTTCAGCTATTGCTAAACTACAGTCTGCCCGTGATATGTTTACACAGGACCCTGACAGTAGTCTAACGGGTTTTAATTGGGCAGCTATCGCAAGTCGTCTTACAGGACGCGCTGTTGGCAACGAGGACGAGGCAAAACGCCTGTTCCTACAGGAAGTCCGTCTAGACAGTGTTATGCAGCGTGTAGCTCAGACCAAAGGTGCAATCTCTAACGCCGAAATGCAACTATTTGCGTCACAAGCTCCAACCCTAGACAGTAACGACGTTGTCTGGAAAGCATGGCTTGATCGTCAGCTTCTACTACAGAAGAAGATCCTCAATCGACTTCAGAATGGCATCCAGGTTGATCCTAATGCGCCTCTCGATGATGATCTAGCTGACCCAAATACAAGTACAGTCGACCAGTCAGTGATTGATGAAGCTAACGCTGTCATTAACGGCGGTTAATACTCCCTTACATTTAGAGGTTCTCTATGGCTCAAGACAACTTGACAGCCTACGCGCAGTGGCTTGTCCAAAACAAGGACAAGAAGGGGACCCCAGAGTTTGACAAAGTCGCTCGGGCGTTCCAGATGCTACAAGCCGCAGGGCCTCGCCAAGCTGAAGCACCAGTAAACCCACCAGGCACTGGTGTTGGACGCTCGTGGCAGCGAGGTGTCATTGGTACAAAGCAGGGTATTTACTCTGGTATTGCAACTAACGCTGCAAACACCTTGGAAAGCATGGATGTCGACAGGCTAACGACAATCAGACGTGCTTTAGATATTGTTGTTCCTGAAGATGCTTTGGCAATGATGGAGGCCGATGGTACACTCCAGGCTCTTGGTAGTGTAAGAAACGAAGAAGAGCTAAATCGTTGGTTTGACTCTTTAGACCGTGACTTTGACCTAGGACCACAGAACGTCGCAAAGTTGAAAGCGATGGTCGGTGGTGCAGAGGCTGCAAAGTCTGACTACCGTGCCCCAGGTGGTAAGTTTGAGACTGTACGTGAGACAGGACAAGACGCTCTAACACGTGCGTCTGAGCTTGAAGCTGACCGAGCGGCACTTCCCATGTCTCCAGTGGCCCAGCGCGGCGCACAGGACTTCCAGGATGCCGAAGGAGTCATGGATTGGGCGCGTAAGTCATTCAAAGATCCTATGGCTGCACTTGCCTTCATCGGTGAGACCGCAGCTGAGACTGGTCCAGCAATGGCAGCTGGTATTGGTACATCTGTCGTAACAGGCAACCCACTGCTCGGCGCGGGTATCATGATCGCTGCGTCAACACCCCGTGAATACGGTGGTGAGGTCATGAGTTTCCTGCGTGAACAAGACATCAATGTGTCAGACCCACAAGCCATCCGTGAAGCCATCGACAATGGCAACATTATGGCTGAAGCTCAGAAACGTGGCCTAACCAAAGCAGCCATCATTAGTGCCTTTGAGGCTATCGGTATGAAAGGTGGCGGTGGTATACTACTGCAAGGTGGTAAACAGGCGTTCACAGGTGGTGCGGGTGAGGCAACATCACAAGTTGCTTTAGATGGTGAAATCACGTCTGCCAAAGAAGTCGCACTTGAAGCAGTAGCAGAACTTGCAACAACACCAGGCGAAGCCGCGATCCTATATACAAAGAATGGCACACTAAAAGATCCAGACAGCCTAGACGATACCCAAAGACAGGCAGCTGGTGACCTAGCGCGTACATTTAAGGCTATCACAGACGCAAACCCTGACTTTAATCTAAAAGACGTCGACAAAACGTCAGCTAAAGGTGCCCGTGCCGTCGTTGACCAGGCTCACATTCAACTAACCGAGGCACTAAAGCAGCGATTTGCTGACATGAAGTCCCGCGTGAAGCCGAATCAGACAGATACATTCGAAAGTGTGTCCGAGAAGATCCTAGCGGCAGCTGCATACCGTGAAGGACGCAACAAAACTAAGTCAATCGTCGGTAATCAAGAATTAGACGCCCTAAAACGCCTCGCTGGGGACACCAGAGAAGGCCAAGAGGCAGTCAACCTGATCCTACAGCTAAACCAGCTAACAGAATTGCATAATAGCGGCTACCAGGGCGGTCTATCGTCCTTCACTGATCAGTTTTCTGTCTTTGGAAGCAAGGTTGGTTACGATAAAGGTGCTGTCGCTACAGAACGTCTACTGCGTCCCCTAATTAGTGGTGGTGCAGCTGTTCAAACTGGTGGTCTGAGCATTCCAGCCCAGATGGCTGTATCTGGCGGTGGTCGAGCAATCGATAAACTAACAGGCAACTATAGTCAGATCGACAAGTTCGTCCGTCGAAACGCTGAAACACCTGGTCTACAGCAACCTACAGCACCATCACTACGTGACGCAGCCGCAGCACAGCTACAGGCCGACGAAGACGCAAAGCAGCGTGAAGAGGCATTACGCACTGCACGTGAGGCAGAACAGCGTCAGTTGAACCTACAGCTGGCACAACAAGACGCCCCCGCAACCCCAGGCAGTCCACAGTTCACTATGGAAGATGCCACGGGTCTGTCACGTGATGGTGTCGCTCGTATCTTGCGTGTTCTAAAAGGACGTAATGACAACCCTGCGCTAACACGTGCAATTCAAGAGTATGAGCAGAGTGTTGCCACAGGTGGTCGCATTGAGGACCTAAGCCCACTGATCCGTGCGGTACGTCAGTTCCAACAAGATAACCCAGAGTACGTGCCAATGGTTCGCCCACCGAACTCATTGAGCAACCCGATGCTGGCAAACCCAGCCGCACCTGGTCAGCCGCCAGCTGTTGGTACGACTGAACCTAACCCAGTGCAAGCACAGACGTTTGGCCCACAGTTCACAACTCAAGAGAACTACAACCGTGGCATCGAGGCTAACAAGGCGATGAACGCTGAGTTGGTTGAGGGTGTCACTACAGATCCAGAGTTGAACCGCGTACAGAAGGGACGTCTGATTACGTCTCTGGATGTCCTAGCAAATAACCTAGGTTCAGACCCAGTAGCAGCCGCACAGGAACAAGTGCAGAAGCTGGAAGAGGCTGGTGTACCAGCTGAGGCAGTCGAGAAGTATATACAACCGTATGTGGACCGTGTGGCGCGTCAACAGGCGGCACGTGATGTAGGCCCACGTATGGCTATGGCACCACAGGAAGATGCCCCAGCAAACGCAGACCTATGGTCAGTGCCACCCCAGGCGTTCAACTCAGCTGACACGTCGATCAACAGTGGTAAACTACCAGCTGGCTTTACTGAGCTAAAGAAACAGGGCGTGTTTGAAGAAGGTCAGACCGTTGTCGACATCGGCGGTGGTCGTTTTGATAACGCTGTCGAAGACCTGGCAAAGCAGGGCGTGACACTGAAAGTATACGACCCGTTCAACCGTTCAGCGATGCACAACGAGACTGTCGTGTCCGAAATTGCAAACGGTGGTGCTGATGCCGCTGTGTCAAACAACGTGCTAAACGTGATTCAAGAGCCTGAGAACATCAACCGTGTTGTACGCCAGGCACACAACGCTATCCCTGATGGCGGCAAGGCATACTTTACTGTCTACGAAGGTAAAGGCGACGGTGTTGGTACTGAGACATCAAAAGGCTGGCAGCGTAACGAGAAGACACAAGACTACGTTGCACGTATCGAGGAAGTCTTTGGACCAGGTAACGTCACCCGTAAAGGCAAAGTCATTACTGCAACCAAAGCTACTAGTGCGTCACCAATTGCATCCGCAATTCAAACTGCACCAGGGCAATCATACGTCAACCCGCTACAGGTCCCAGATAATGAGATTGATGCAACACGCCTAAATGATTCACCAAGCGAAGCAGACATCCAGAAGATGCGTGAGGGCACATACAAGCCAAAGACAAAACGTAATCTGGTCGAAGCAGCTGACTACATGTACCAGAAGTGGAAAGCAGCCACAGGACGTGACGAACCGTTTGAGTACACACCTGAGAACGTCGACATCATCTCCACCTACATGGCGACAGAAGCTGTCAACGCTCTACAGAGTGATGCTAACGCCATCGGATGGTATGACCGAAAGTTGAAAGCCGCGAAGCGCGTGGTGTCTCTTGTGGACCCACGTGTGACGCAATCCGCAGATGCAGAGGCTGCATTTGACTTTGCTCTAGCAGTTACTTCTAATGGTCAGGCCGTTGCCGATAACTTTGCGTATGCGCATGAGGTGTTTGGTTACTTCATGGATAATGGTGTGATGCCTACGACTACCTGGAAGAAGGGTGGTGAGCGCAATGCATCTATGGTCGAGGCATTCGACTTCTTTAATGCTTACCAGGCGTCAGGCACTAACATGCCTATCCAAGACTTCCTAGACAGCGACTTCACTGTAAATGAACTCAATATGTACATTGCACGTTTTAACGAGCAGTATGGTACAGAGATCAAAGTACCTTCGTCTGAAGGTGCAAACGCTGAGGTCAAAGGCTCCTACGTCATCGGCCCGAAGATTGGTCAGGGCTTCTACCAAAACATCCGTGGCAACTATGATCCACTAACGATGGACATCTGGTGGATGCGCATGTGGAACCGCTTGGTCGGTCGTCCGTTTGTAGCAGACCCAGATCTCGACAAAGGTCGTGTTAACGTCAGGGATGCTATGAAAGGCGCGGGTAAACTTGAACAGAAGATGATCAATCAGACGCTGAAAGAAATGGGCGTCGGTAAACGTGAGATCAACAAAGACTCTGCACTGTTCGACGACTTTGTTACTAACGTAGAGAAGAAGTATCAGAAGTTCTACAAGCAGTATAAGATCGATAACGGTGTTAACCATAACAAGCCTAACTTCTTCAAGAAGACTGGCACACACGTCAAGAACCTGAAGCCACAGCTACAGGCACAACCTAAAGGGCCAAATGAACGCGCGTACATGCGTGAGGTCACAAAGGCCGCAATTGCTAAACTAGCTGATCTTGGCTATGATATCGAAACAGCTGATTTCCAGGCACTTATGTGGTACCCTGAGAAGCAACTGTTCAGACATTTAGGTGTTGCCCCTGGAAGAGGCGCAGATAATGACTATCTAGATGCTGCAATCATGCTTGCGGAAAGCGAAGGAATAACAAATGACCAAATCCAAGAAGCACTCCCCGATGCAGACGGAGACGGAGCCGTCAATAATCAGTCAGGTGCCCAAGGAGTCAATGAAAGACTTTATCGAGGGCCTAGTGGCGATGGCGAAGGCCAAACGCGAGCAGCAATTGCCCCAGTCACAGATGGAGTCGCAGGGATCCTCGCGTCCAGGCTTGCGGGTGGACCCACCCAACGGTCTTCTGTCCCAAGTACCCAAGAGGTAAAGCAAGCAGCTGAACCTGTCCGTGCAATCATCGAGGTTGGTAAGAAGGGCAGCAAGTACGAAGACGGGATCAAAGACATCAACCAGGTACGTGAGTTGGCAGATGCTATAAACGTAGCCCTGAAGATGTATAGCGATCAGCGTAAAATGCGCTTTGATGCTAATGCTCCAAACTCTACAGATGCTATGGGTCTCTATGAAGCTGGTAATGCCTATGCATTGGATCCACAGGCGGCTGGCTCAGAGTTTCAATCTTACATCACTGCACTTCATGAAGTAGCGCACGGTCTAAACGATCAGCGTTACAACCCAGCCTTGTTGAGTAGTTTTGATGAGGATGTACAACAAGAGTTGATGGGTAAATTAGCTGGTTACCCTGGACCAATGACAAACAAACTTACAGGACGGAAAGAATATATCCGACGCGGTTCGTTTGATGAGTTCATCGGCGCGATGTTGTCTGGTGGAAGTAAGGTTCCTAAAGATTTACAAAAGATGGTTTTGAAGGAAATGAAAGATCTTCAGGACCAAGGTCAGTACCGTGATGGAACTGATGTCAGATACAAAGGCGGTACTAAACGCACATTGGCACAACGCAAGTCTACCCCTTACTACAAATACATCAGAAGCACACCTGAAATGGCAGTTGATCCTGTCATCTACTACTTGCACGATCCGAAAGGCATGAAGAAGAATTACCCAGCGACAGCTGAGATGATTAAATCTTTCTTTAGCAAAAGCCCAAAGATCCAGTTCTACAGTCACCCACTTGCAATGGCGTTTGCCGTCGCATTGGCGATACTGATGAAAGCAGAACAGGAAGACGAGCAAGAGAAGCAAATGCCACCAGGCGCATTGAACCAACCAATGATGCCTGGAGCACTGTCTGCATAAGACCCCCAAGGAGAGCGAAATGTTAAAGACTGCATTGGACCTGGTTCCAATCCTAGAGGCTATTGATGTCGTCAAGTCATCAAAGCTCCTAACCAAAGCACAACAGGACACTGTGTTGCGTGAGGTTGCATCAGCGATCCCAGCACCAGTGTTCTGCAAACAATGTCCAGAGACACTGTCTATCATAAACAAACTAGTGGAGACGACAGATGGGTCACCCGCCAAAAGAACCTCGAAAGAAGAAACCAGCAAAGCCAAAGTTAATGCCAGGTCGAGCCAGACCAGCACACAAGAACCCTCTGGCACTGCAACATCAGACACCCGAGGGACGGGCAAAGTTCCGCGAAATGCTAAAGAACCGAAAGAACAAGGGGGGAAGACCCCTCGGAGTTCCCGACGGTCACAGTAAGGAAACCATCAAGCCAGTCGTCGACCAGGCAAAAGAGGACGCCAAAAGGGCGGTAAGTATCATGAAGAAAGAGTATGACATCGAAGACCCACGCGCTGAGGAAGCACTCGAAACCGCAGTGGAGATCATGCGTACACCAGTACACAACCGTGATCGTCTTCAAGCAGCCAAGTTGATCCTGGACTTCACCAAGGTCAAACCTGTCGCCAAGTCTGAGATCACTGTCGGTAAAGCTGAGGAGTTCCTAAGCTCACTGCTAGATACCAATGACGGTGACGACCAAGACTAAGCCGACGATGGCTACTAAGGAGCAGCTGGCTGAGGTCCGTAAGCGACTGTATACTGACTTTAGCTTCTACGCGAAGGGTGCACTAAAGATCCGCACTAAGTCAGGTGACATTGCGCCCCTCAAATTGAAACCAGCCCAGAAGATCCTCAACGACGCTGTCACTAAGCAAATGGAGACAGAAGGCAAAGTCCGAGTGATCATTCTGAAGGCGCGTCAGCAAGGTCTATCGACCTACGTTGGCGGCTACCTGTACTTCAGTGTCTCCCAGCGCAAAGCTGCGAAAGCCCTAGTGATTACCCACCACAGTGACTCAACACGCGCCCTGTTCGATATGACCAAGCGTTACCATGAGAACTGCCCTGAGATCCTGAAGCCACACACAAAGTATTCATCCCGCCGAGAGTTGTCTTTTGACGTTCTAGATAGTTCCTATGTCGTTGCGACAGCTGGCGGTGAAGCTATTGGTCGGGGTGAGACCCTGACCCACGTTCATGCGTCGGAGCTTGCGTTCTGGTCCAAGACCACCGCTGCCGACAACTGGAACTCGCTGACCCAAGCTGTCCCCAATACTAAAGGCACCGCTATATTTGTCGAGAGTACAGCCAATGGTGTCAGCGGGATCTTCTATGATCTCTGGAAAGGTGCAGTCGAGGGAACCAACGGCTACGTGCCTGTGTTCATCCCTTGGTTTGCAGACCCAGAGTATCGTGAGACGGTCCCAGAGAACTTTGAGCGTACCCCAGACGAGGAAGAGCTTGCGTCCAAGTATGACCTCGATGACGAGCAGCTAATGTTCCGTCGCCGTAAGATCGCACAGAACGGTCTCGACCTGTTCAAACAGGAGTACCCCTCAGAGCCTGAGGAAGCCTTCCTGACGACAGGTAGACCCGTGTTTAACCCAGAACAGCTACAATCGTCTATGGGTACTACACAGGACGTACAGGAGCGCCTAGCACTCGAAGGTGAAGACTGGCTGAATAACGTCCGAGGTGAACTGACGATGTACCGTCGTCATGACCCTGGTGAACAGTATGTCATCGGTGCCGACGTCGCTATGGGCGTCCGTGGTGGTGACTACAGTGTTGCCCAGGTCCTCGACAGTAAGAAGCGACAAGTGGCAACCTGGAGAGGCCATGTGCACCCAGACTACTACGCGACTGTGTTGTATCACTTAGGTCAGTTCTTCAACACTGCGTTCATCATTGTCGAGAACAACGGTCACGGCCTTTTGACGTGTACCAGGTTGGCTAAAGACATGGCCTACCCGAACTTCTTTACTGAGGTTCAAGTCGACAAGCTGACGGACAAAGAGACCATTAAGTTGGGCTTCAGTACGACAGCAAAAACCAAGCCTCTGATCATTGACGAGCTACGAGCGTCTGTCCGTGAGAACGAGATAGAACTCAATGACAAAACAACGATCCGCGAAATGCTCACCTACGTCGTGACTGAGAGCGGATCTATGGAAGCTGAACCAGGATGCTACGACGACTGTGTCATGTCGTTGGCATTAGCCAATCACGTGCACGAAGGTGCCTGGGAGCCGATAGAGAGTGCAGATGACTATTACATTGAAATGGTATGATCACTATGGATAAAAAAGACTACAAAGCGGTGGACGACGATAAACTCGTTACGATCCTCGATGATAACATCCGTAGATCTATCGGGTATTATGATTCACAGATATCCAGAGAACGCCGCAAGGTCATAGACTTTTATAACGCTACGCTCCCACGCCCAGCGCACGACGGTAACAGTAAGTATGTCTCTATGGACGTCTATGATGCTGTCGAGAGCATGAAGGCTGCGCTGCTAGAAACTTTCAGTACTGGCTACAAGACCGTGCGTTTTGCTGCACAGACTGGAGAGGACGTGCGTATCGCTGAGATCGCTACAGCCTACTGTGACTACGTTGCAAACCGTCAGAACAACCTGTTCGAGGTTATGCAGTCTGTTATCCACGACGGTCTCATTGCACGTGCTGGTCTCTGTAAGGTTTACTGGGACGAGCGCGAAGACAGCTACCTAGAGCCTATCCAGGATCTGACTGAGGAAGAGTTTGACGCTATTGTTGCCCAGGACAACGTAGAGATCGAGGAAGTCGAGCAAGACGAACTTGGTCTGTACTCTGGTGACCTTCGCGTCTTCCAGGACACCAGTCAGGTGGTCATTGAGGCCATTGCACCTGAACAGTTTGTCATTGAGCCACAAGCTAAGTCTTTAGACGACGTTGGCTTCTTGGGTCATCGCACGACTATGACAATCTCAGAACTACGTGAGGCAGGGTATGACGAAAAGCTCATTGCTAAGATCGGCGATCACGAAGACGTCGAAATGGAAACCGATCCAGAGGTTCTGGCACGTCACGAAGAAATTGGTCAAGACCGTGGCTTCAACGCTAAAGGTTTCCAGGATCAAGTTAGAAGCATCACTGTTTATGAACTATATATCGACATCGATCTCGATGGCTCTGGAATCGCTGAGACGTACAAAGTAATCAAAGCTGGCAACGTAGTGTTGCACAAAGAGAAGTGCACCTACAAACCGTTCTGCGCCTTTGTACCACTACCGATCCCACACTCGTTCTTTGGTTCCAACTTCGGGTCCAAGGTTGTCCCTATCCAGACTGCACGTACAGTTCTGACACGCTCGATCCTAGATCACGCGATGATCACGAACAACCCACGTTACACTGTGGTCAAAGGTGGTCTAACGAACCCACGTGAACTGATAGACAACCGTGTCGGTGGTATCGTCAATGTGTCACGACCTGACGCCATCAGTCCGATGGTACAGGCACCGTTGAACCCGTTCATCTTCCAGACAATTCAGATGTTGGACGAGGACAAAGAGGACACCACAGGCGTCTCACGTCTTTCCCAGGGCCTCAACAAGGATGCCATCAGTAAGCAAAACTCAGCGGCTATGGTTGAACAGCTGGCGACTATGTCACAACAGCGTCAGAAGATCATTGCACGTAACTTTGCGAACAACTTCTTGAAACCTCTGTATCAGCTGATTTACCAGCTGGTTGTCGAGAATGAACCACAAGCCAAGATCGTTGAGATCGCTGGTGATTACGTGGCGGTCAACCCAGGTGACTGGGGATCTAAACGTGATGTCACTGTCGAGATGCACCTAGGCTACGGTGAACAGGAAGCTGAAGCACAGAAGTACCTAGTGCTGCACGGTCTGATGTCTCAGGACCCAACATTGTCAACAATGTATACACCTGAGAACCAGTACAACCTCATGACACACGTCATGGAACAGAACGGCATCAAGAACGTCAAAGACTACCTAACGCCACCACAAGAGCAACCACCAGAGCAGCCAGATCCAGCACAGGAGATGGCAATGCAGATGCAACAGAAGCAAATGGAGCTTCAAGAGCGTCAGACAGCGGTTGCTGAGATGAAGGCACAGATGGATGCCCAAGTTGCCCAGATGAAACTACAGCTGGAGCAAATGAAGGCACAACAAGGCTTTGCGATCCAGTCAGACAATATGGATCTGAAAGAGGCACAACTGGAACACAAGCAGTTTGTCGACAAAGCCGAACTAGAGATTGCGAGAAACGCAGACGACGTCCGCGCTATCGCTTCACCAACTGGATAAATCCCATGAGACGTCGAAACCCAGTAGCCCAACAAGTGAGGACTGCTAGGTTTCGGCCTCGGATTGTCCAGGTCAAAACCAAACAGCTTCCACGTAAAGCGAAGCATAAGAAAAGAGAGCAGCATGACTGAAGAAGAACTCATTCAGCACGGTGAGGACGCAGAGGTATTACTCAAGTCCCCAGCGTTTAACAACGTGGTCAACAAGCTAGTGGAACAGACGTTCCAGAACTTTGTGAACTCGAAACCAGAAGAGAACAAAGAACGCTCGATCACTTATTACCACTATCGCGCCCTAGTCGACGTGGTGAACACATTGAAGCAACAAGTCGCCATCCGCGACGAGGTGCTGGCAAAGCGCGACAATAGCGAAGAGGAAGCATAAGGACCATGGATAACGTCCAAGACAACGCTACTCAACCACGGGCATTAGACGACATGTTTGATGCCTCCGAAGCCATTCTAGATCGTTGGTCAGACGGTGAGAACCTATCTGAAGAGGACGAGAAGCTAGAGGCGACTGACGACTCACTTGTCGGCGAGACAGACGAAGAGACGTCAGATACCTTAGATGACGATGAAGACCTTGAAGAAGTAGAAGATACAGAAGAGGACCCTGACACGGATGACACTGAAGACGAGGATGAACCAGAGACAGATCAAGAAGATGATGAAACGGAAGTTGAGTTGTCTGACGATACTCTGGTTGAAATACAAGTCGACGGTGAAGCCAAACAGGCATCCTTAAAGGATCTAAAGCGACTATACGGTCAAGAGGCGTCATTAACACGTAAGTCTCAAGAAACAGCTGCCAAACGTAAAGAAGCCGAAGAGGCTTTGGCAAAGGCAGACATCAGCTATCGAAAGCTCCTGGAACGTGCTGAAGCGCGTATGAAGCCATATGCCGAGGTAGACATGCTGGTCGCAAGTCGACAGATGTCCACTGAGGATTTCGCTGCATTACGTCGTGAAGCCCAGGAAGCCGAGAAAGATCTCAAGTTCCTACGAGAGGAAGCTGACGCATTCTACAGGGACGCTCAAGCACAACAACAAAAGCAAGTGCAAGAAGCTGCCCAGAATTGCGTTAAGGTCCTAAGTGAGCAACTGCCCGACTGGGGTGATGAACTATACAACAACATCCGTTCATACGCAGTCAGCCAGGGCTTACCCCAGGAACAAGTCGATCAATATGTTGACCCTGCGGTCATCATGATCCTCAACAAGGCACGTCTTTATGATCAGACAAAAGCCACAGCGGAAACAAAGAAAGCGAAGGCCAAAGTGATCAAGACAAAAGAAGGCACCCGTAAAGTACTGAAGACGAAGAAAGCACCTCGCTCAGATGCCGACCTAAAGGTCCAGCGTCAGAAGAGTGCACAAGACCGTCTAAGGTCAAACACGAGCCGTTCTGGTGACCTAGAGGATATCGCTGATGCTCTGATGTCACGTTGGGAGCGATAGCACTCAACTCTTAAAATCAGAAGGATGTAACCAAAATGGCTACATATACAACTTACGACCAGGTCGGTAAGAAAGAAGATGTATCGGACATTAAGTAGAAATGGTGTCCTTTCAGCGTAAGCTGTCAAAATAAACCGTGTGAACTCAGGGAACATCCTACGGGACAATCCTGAGCCAAGCCTTGAAGTTTCAAGGAAGGTGCAACGACCATCCAGAAATGGAGTAGGGCCAAGTGGTCCGAAGCGCACGGCCCCTGTAAAGGGTGATGATATGGTCTGATCTATATGGCATAACATATAGCTGTCGAAAGACGGTCTGGTATTAACGACACCAGGCGAACAACAAGCATTTCCGATATTACACCAACAGATACGCCCATGTTCACAATGATGCGTTCAGAGAAAGTCTCTGCTCGTACATTTAGTTGGCTTGAAGACTCACTTGCAGCTGCCGCGGATAACGCACAGGTGGAAGGGGCCGACGCAACTATGGCAACTCTAACAGATGCTGTAGAGCGTACAAACAACACACAGATCCTACATAAGGCATTCCAGGTGTCTGCAACTGCTGATGCGATTGCAACATATGGTCGTGCGAAGGAAACTGCGTACCAACTTGGTAAGGCACTTAAAGAGATCAAGCGCGACCTAGAGCGTGCTTATGTCGGTGTCGACAACGCAGCGGCTTCTGGCTCAAGCTCAGTAGCACGTGAGATGGACTCAGCGACACAGCAGATCACAACATCTGTCGACGCTGGTGCCAACGCAACTGACGCTCTAACAGAGGCGAAAGTCCTAGAGCTTGGTGAAGACTGCTTCAACAACGGTTCTGACCCAACAGTTCTAATGATCAAACCAGCTGACGCTCAGATCGTTGCAAACTTTGCAGCGGCATCTGGACGTAACCGTGAGATCGCCCAAGGACGCAACTTGGTCAACGTGATTGACCTGTACGTGTCTCCATACGGCGAATACAAAGTGGTTCTAAACCGCCACCAGTTGACTACACATGCATTCCTAATTGATCCGTCAATGTGGCGTTCATGCGTACTACGTCCGTTCTCACGCACACTGTTGGCGAAAAACGGTGACTCCGACAAACACTTTATCGTCGGCGAATACTCATTGAAGCATATGAACTATGCTGACGGTGGTATGATCACAGGTCTTTCATAAGATCTAACACACACACACACGACATACCTAGGTCCCACCCACGGGGCCTAGGACACAGATGAGGGGCATCCTCGTCGTCCTGGGGTTTCCGCTCTCCTTACCCTGGACGACTTGGGTGTCCCTCTTTTTGTTTTTCTAAGGGGAACCCATGAGCACTAAGAAAACAGGCGTCGATCTATTAGGCGTCAATACGGACTTCATACAGCAAGGCGATGACGTCGTCCGTAAGCACACACAAGAGATATCACAGTCATTCCTAGACGATCTTAAAGACAGTCGGAATGCATCTAAAGACCAGCGCGAGGGTGAGTTCATGCGCGTGGCCTCAATACCAACCGTCGTCGTCGAGCAATGGCTCCGCGAGGGTTTCAACATATGGGAAGCTACAGGCCCTGAGATTGTCAAACGTCTCAGAGATCAGAACCTGGATGGCTTCATGGCAACTGAGAAAAGGATCTGACTTATGTACAGCGACAAAGGTAAATTTAGTCCCTGCCCAGGGTGCAAGACACCAGGCACATGCCGTTTAGCTGGTGAGTGCAAAAAGGGATCCAAGTAACATGTCTAAGACACCTTGGAACCAAGCTAACCCTAAGCCCAAAGCAAAACGCAAGAAGATGACAGACGCTCAGAAAGCCAAAGCCAGAGCAAAGGCTAAGAAGGCTGGTCGTCCGTATCCCAACTTAATCGACAATATGGCGATCATGAGAAGGTCATAAGAAATGAACAAAGGTCAAATCAGGGCGCACTTTAAGGCCCTACTTAATCGCACGGACTGTGATGACGCCCTGGCTGACACCTTTATTGACCAGGCCATCACACGCATCCAGCGTACACTGCGGATCCCGAGCATGGAGAAAACGCAGAACTACGCGATCACGTCTCAGGTCACAAACATCGTTGTACCCAACGACCTCATTGAGATCATGAGTATATACAACAGTGAATACGCCCTGTCGCGCGTGTCACTGCGGGAGATGAAGCAGTTCCAGGCAATTGGTGAGGCTGGGACACCCAAGCACTTCTGTCGTCAGGGCGAGTTGATACTCTTGTATCCTTACCCTGCCAACCTAACGGTATCGATAGATTACTACAGTCAGTTCACTGATCTGACCACAGACACCTCAAGCAACTCCCTGACGAACATTGCTTCGGACCTAGTAACATACACTGCCCTGTCTTATGCGGCTGATTACTTCCTAGACGAGCGTGGGCCACTGTTCGAACAGAAGGCTGGTGTCTTCATCACTGAAATCCAAGAGATGGCTAATGAGGCAGAGCAAGCAGGGTCTCTCCAAAGTATTCGTCCATCAAGCATTCTCGAAGAGTAAGGCATTAGAATATGGCAAATTCAAGTTTCTATAGCGGCACTGGTACTAATCCAACTGACGTTGACTCCATCACAAGCTCGAAGACGGCAGCTGAGACCGCAGCAACAAACGCCGCAACCAGTGAGGCAAATGCTGCCACTAGCGCAACTAACGCAGCCGCCAGTGCAACAGATGCCTCTAACAGTGCATCGAGCATCAGTGGGTCTGTAGCCGCAGCTGCGTCCTCAGCAACTGACAGTGCCAACTCAGCCACCTCATCGAGCACCAGTGCCACTCAAGCTGCCACAAGCGCATCCAATGCTGCTGCCAGTGCAACCTCAGCATCCACCTCGGCAGCTAGTGCAACCTCAAGCGCCTCTAGTTCAGCTGACAGTGCCCTAGATGCAAGTGGATCCGCTACTGCGGCAGCATCCTCAGCGACTAGTGCAAGTACGTCAGCATCTAATGCAGCAACAAGTGAAGCTAATGCAGCAACCAGTGCATCCCAGGCTGCTACAAGTGCATCTACAGCACAGGCCGCTGCGACAAACACTGACGTGGCTACCGTCTCATCTAATGTGTCTTACGTCCAAACCGTGGCTGACAACATCAGTGACGTGGAGACTGTCAGTAACAACGTCCTAAAGATTAATACCGTAGCTGATAACATCAGTGATGTCTTAGGTGCTAACACCGCTTCTACCCAAGCAATCTCAAGTGCGGCAGACGCTGCTTCTAGTGCCACTCAGGCTGCTTCAAGTGCAACCTCGGCTGCTACCAGTGCATCTACTGCTACGGCTGCTAAGGACGCTGCTCTGGAGGCTCTAGACAACTTCGACGATAGATACTTAGGTCAGAAGGCATCAGATCCTACTGTTGATAACGACGGTGATGCTTTAGTTGCTGGTGCTCTGTACTTCGATACGACCACAGACACCATGAAGGTGTACGATGGGTCTATCTGGGTGGCAGCTTATGCATCACTGTCTGGTGCACTTATTGCGGCTAACAACTTGTCTGACGTTGCTAACGTAACAACTGCAAGAACAAACCTAGGTCTAGGAACTGCGGCAACTACAGCTTCCACAGATTATGCTACAGCTGCCCAGGGCACCCTGGCTGATACGTCAGTTCAACCTAACGATAGCCCAACCTTTGGTTCTATCACCGTCACTGGCACTGTAGATGGGCGTGACGTTGCCGCTGATGGTGCTACACTAGACGCTGTATCCACGACATATCTGCCGTTTTCTGGCGGCACTCTAACAGGCGATCTGAACATCACGGGTACTTTGACCAGCGATGGGCTGACTGTGGATGGTGATATTACATTACAAAAGAATAACCCTGTTATAACTATTGCAGATACTGGGACTACAAATCAGCAATCTTTTATACGCCAGCTTAGTGGTACGCTGTATTTTGATGGTCAGTCTGGCGCAACTACAGATGGTTCCTTCTTATTTAGGGGTTATGATGGGTCTACAAATAAGATGCTCATCTCTTACAACGGCGACATCAGCTTCTACGAGGACACAGGCACCACGCCAAAGTTCTTCTGGGATGCGAGTGCTGAGAGTTTGGGCATTGGGACAACCACACCGAATGGTGAACTTCAAGTATTGGACAATTCATCAAATTGTGTAGTGAACTTCACTTCAGCGGCTGGTTCGATTACTGCCTTAGGACTTGGCGATGTAGACGATTTAGATAACGGGGCAATTTGGTATTCTAACGCAGATAACTCTATGCGTTTTTATGCTAATGCTGGAGAACGCATGCGCATCGACGGCAGCGGTAAAGTTGGCATTGGGGTAACAAGCATCAATTCAAACGTGCAACTACATGTTTCTGGTAACATTGCTGCTGCATCTTCTTCTGTATATGCTGACGCTTATAAGAATTGGGGAACAAACCTAATACTGGACAGTGAGTCAAACCTCCCTATGCTGTTCAAAATAAGCGGCACAGAACGCATGCGCATCGACAGCAGCGGTCGGGTTGGCATTGGGACGAGTTCGCCAGCTGAAGACCTAGATATTAATGCGGCTAATGCAACGCTTAGACTAGATGCCGCTTCAAATTCACAATTTGGAAATCCTACTCTTCAGTTTCTAACCAACGCGGGAAATAATGATTACATAAACTTTGGCGACATTGATGATGCGGATGTAGGTCAAATAGGGTATGTCCATTCTGCGGATTACATGCTATTTCAAACCAACGCCTCAGAACGCATGCGCATCGACAGCAGCGGTAATGTTGGAGTAACTGGGGGTGCAAAAGTTCATTTTGGTTCGACAACAGATAGCAGTTCCCATTACATAAAATACAATTCTGGTGCCAACGGCCTAGAGGTTCATGGTTATGGTAGCACAATATTTACCAATTATACTGGCACAGAACGCATGCGCATCGACAGCAGCGGTAACTTGCTGGTGAACCAAACTGCCACAGGTGATTACACAACAACAGTAGGTTCATCTTTTAGAGCTTCTGGATTTAGCACCCATACTGCTGATGAAAATGCAGCCCTTCTTTTGAACCGCCTAACATCAGATGGCGACATTGCAATATTCCGCAAAGACAACAGCACTGTGGGGAGTATTGGGAGTTACTTTACGAATTCTGTTAGATACCTTTACATCGCTGGTGCATCACCTCAGGAATGCGGAATTGGCTTCTATGCTAATGGCATTTACCCTTCAACTGCTACTGGTAGTTTCGCTGATAACTCCAAGGATTTGGGTGTCTCTTCTATTCGTTGGGATGACATCTACGCCACCAACGGCACAATCAACACATCTGACCAAAACGAAAAGCAAGACATTGCGGAGCTAACAGATGCAGAGCAACGTGTGGCTGTGGCTGCCAAAGGCTTACTGCGCAAGTTCCGTTGGCGTGATGCTGTAGAAGAAAAAGGCGATGAAGCCAGAACGCACTTTGGTATCATTGCACAAGACCTACAAGCTGCATTTGAGGCTGAAGGATTAGACGCTGGTGACTACGCTATGTTCATTCACTCAACGTGGACTGACGAAGAAACTGGCGAAGAAAGATCACGCATGGGTGTTCGCTACAGCGAATTACTAGCGTTCATCATTGCTGCAATATAGGAGAAAACATTATGGCAG